CGCCTCCCATGTAGATTGCGCCGTTTGTACCCTGCGGAGCGGTGCCGAGGTTCCAGAATGCGCCCGTGATGTTCATGCTTCCGCGTGTGTGCGCATGGTCTCCGGCGTTGTTTGTCGAGCCTGAGTGCGAATGCGCGCCTGCCGAGCCGGTAGACGCTCCATGAGTATGCGCCCCTGCCGCCGTCTCTGTCGCCGAGTGGTCATGTGCGGGCATTTCCTGCACCGTCAGGGCGTGATACGCCGCGCCGCCTGTCGTGCCTGCCTGCCATGTACTGCCTGCCGCCATGAGCATTCTGCCCTGCTCAATTGCCTGCCACGTACCGCCCAAAAACGACGCCGGAGACACGTTGACGGCGCTCATGTAGATACTGCCGACAGGGTAGACACGGTTTAAGAGGTCAGAGACAAGCGAGCCTGAGGTGTAGAAGTTGCTGAGCGCGTGCCAGTACTCGCCCTCGGCCGGTTCGACGCCCGTGGAGTCCTTGAGCGCAGTCCACGTGGTGCCGCCATGACGCGCGAAGCTTCCAGCGGTGTAGGCGATGGACGCCTCCCAGCTCGGCACTCCGCCCTGCATGAAGTAAAAAGCCCACTGCCCGAATGCCCTGAGCAGGCCGTTAAAATCCTCGCGCTTCGGCGCGCGTCCGCCTGCAGAGAGCGGCAGGGCGGTCAGCTGAGGAAAGAGGGCGGACCATGACGCAAGGCCGGAGTCCGCGTCGGCAGTGTCCGGGATGTCGTTGCAGTCCGCGTTGGCGCCGGGAGCAACACCCCATTTTTTAGGTTCAGTCGCCATTCTTCACCTCCGTAAAGTCTGCCATCTTAAAGACAATCTCAATCGCTTTCAGGCTCTTGAGGCTCTTTGCTCCGTCAATTGCCGCCTGCAGCTTCCACTTCTGCTGGTAGAGCATCGCCCCATTCATCTGCGCCTCGCGGAGGAGCGTTCTGAGGTTGTCAAGCGTCAGCTGATGGTCGCCGTTGTCGTGGTCGCGGAAAGCGACAGGCTCAACGCCAATGTTGATGAGGCCTGACAGGTTGTCGCGTGAACGGGCGTCGCCGTCCACGACAAAGCCCAGCGACGACTTAAAGGTCATTCCGCTGTCCTTGCGCTCAGCGTCAAAGCCCGCGGTCGCGTTCTCCACCTGCTGCTTCTTGAAGCCTTTCATTTCCGCGAGCGTCAGGCTGATGCTGATGCCGTCCTCCGACACGTTGTCCTTGCTGTCGGCGGGGGTGTGCACCCAGCGCGCGTGGAAGTCGGGCGTTTCGGTGTCGGGGTAGCACGCGCATTCATAGCCGCGCTCCGCCGCGCCTGCGATAAACGCCGCGCCCCAGGCTGTTGACAGCGTATTGTCGCCGCTGTACTTTCCGTCTTTAATGCTGTAAATCATCTAGATACCTCCGGTAGGTTTTGTCCAGACTGATGAGAGAGCGATGGCAGTCAAAGCGGATCCAGCCTGACCGCCATGAGTGATACAAATCCCCATAGTCTGTAATGCTGATTTTACCGCATGCGGCAAGCAGATACAGCGTTTTCAGCCTCCGCCGCTCGCGCGTGAAAGTCTCCCTGACAGGCCTCATGAGGAGCCTGCCCGATGCAGTAAAGGAGTAGCGGATTTTGCAGAACGTGAAGCCCTGCCGGAGCGGTGATATGTGCGTCTTGCGCTCACTGATGAAGAGTCCGAGCGCGCGAGCCTGCCGCCTGATGCCGTCAAGGACAGAGAGCAGGAAGGAGCGGTCATGGTGCAGTATGTATATGTCGTCCATATAGCGTCCGTAATATCGGCATGACCTGACCACCTTGCAGTAGGTGTCTATTGGCGTGGGATACCACACTCCGGCAATCTGCGAGACGGGTGCGCCGATGCCGACAGAGCGATGCAGGATACGTGAGCCGTCACGCAGGCCTGCTGTCTCGTAGTCCGCGAGCGAGTTGTACGGCACCGCGTCAAAGTCTGTATTCGTATACGACACATCGGCGCTGTAAGGTGCGAGGAGCATGGCAAGCAGTGAGCGTATGCGCGCGTCTCTGACTTTGGCGTCTATGGACTGTATCAGTCTGTCATGCGGAATGTTGTCAAAGAATTTGGCGAAGTCGATTTTGAGCACCCAGCCATCAGCGCCGTGTTTTCGGCGGTACTCCCTGAGATGAGCGGCAAGCCTCGCGCGCGTGAATGCCATGCCCTTGCCCTTGAGGCTCGCGCCGTTGTCGTAGATGAGATACGGCGTCAGGGCAGGCAGGAGCACCGCATCGCAGAGCGCGTGCTGCAAGACCATGTCGGCAGGATCCAGGGCGCGGATAAAGCGCCTGCATCCTCTCTCGCTGACGATGAATTTGAAGCCCTTCCCCGGCCTGTACGTGCCGTCAATCAGGCTCTTGCGGAGAGCGGTACAGAAATGGAGCCTGTCGCAGGTGATGCGCTGTACCGATGTTTTCCAGCCTGACGATTTCTCCAGCTTTCTGACGGCGGCAAGGAGGACGTTGATATCGGTCAGGCGCTCAAAGGGAGTTGGAAAAGCGGACATTTTTGCCCTGTTTTGTGATGGAAAAGCGGACAGGGAGGCGCGCCGCGGATAGTCTCATCTGACGTATCAGGAGGCGTCGGCGCGCGTGTTTGACTTTCGTCCGGACTGCCTCTCCTGCCCTGCATGACCGGATCGGGATTTACCCTACACATAGCCCGGCCTGATAGCATAAGGGGCGGACGCCATTCACGTTAGACGCGTTGTTGGCGTTGGCATTGCCGTTGCCGTTGACATTCGCGAAATTCGCAGACGAGACGACAATAAGAGACAGACCGAGGGGATTATAGCGCAGATTTGAGTTCGCGGTATCTCTTGTTGTCGCTCTTTCTCCAGCCCTTGAGGAGCGCAATCTCATACTCCACACTGTCGCACAAAGGTGTGTACTTTGTCAGGTCAACGGGCAGGATCTGCGCCGCAAAGTCTATCTCCTGATACAGCTGATAGCAGGTTGCGATGGCGTTGTCCTGATGCTTCCGGCGGAGTTCTGCGTCCGCGAAAGCGGTCGGATAGATGGAGTTGGCGGCAGTGACGGAGAGCACAAGCCGCCGCGTGAGGTCGGCAAGGCTCTGCCGCTCAAAGTCAATCAGCCATACCGGAAACTCCGCTTCCGCCGCCGTGATGCCGTACCGCTCTGCAATCGCAAGAAAGGCGTTCCGGTCGTCCTGCGTCATGTGCCGCGTCTCGATGTCCAGCTGTCTGACCTTGCTCTTTACGCCGAAGTCTTTCAGCAGAAGCGTCATGATGTCCTTGCGCAACTTTTGAGCAGTCGCGTAAAACTGCATCTTCGACTCGGAGCGAAAGCGTTTGAGTACTGACATTTGCACCTCATTGAATGCCGCCCTATCGGGCGGCGGATTAAGGATTAGCGGAGCAGGGCGAAGGGGCGGACGCCAAGCACGTCAGACGCGAGGCGGGCGACGGCATTGCCGTAGCCGCCGACAAACGCGAAATACGCAGACGAGACGACATTCCGCAGCCAGTACCACGCCCTGTTGGGATTTATCGCTTTTTCGCTGAGGCGGAAAGCAGACATTTGCCTTAATCCGATACAGTTATCATCTCCCGATGAAGACCATATCGAATTGCCATAAACCATACCCTCACTCATAAGGTTACACCGCATATCAGCCCATGCCACGCCCTGAGCAACGCCTGTAAACCAGCCTGACAGTCCCGGAGATGTCGCAGACGCGTTCATATTGTTCGTAGCACAGTCCCTGAACGTCAGTATATGGTCAGACCCGAACGCGTTAACAATGCCAGTGGCGCACGCCGGAATAGTCTCCTTGTACATGCGCGAGCCTGCGTAGCCGCCTTCGGTCGTGTTCGTGGCGTTCATATTCGCGTTGAAAATCGGAGCCTGCGGCACGATGACGACATGATGCGTCTCCATGCCGTTGTTTTGGTCGCCCTTGTTTATCCAGTAGTCGCAGTCAGCCACCACCCAGTTGATAGCGTATGCTGTGCCGCTGATGGTAACCTGCTTCGTGATGTAGTCGCCGGGGAAAATGTCCTTGAACGTGCCGTCAGCGATGTGCTCCGAGACCGTCCCGGCGTCAAAGGCAGCGGTGATGTCGCGTCCGCCCCACATGCTGTTGTGCGCCTCAGCGCCGTCAGGATACGTGGCGTACCAGTTGCTCCTGACCGAGGTGATTATCTGCGAGCTTAAGTCCTCTTTTGGCAGATAGGTGTCGGAGGCGTCGTCCTTTGAGAGATAGGTGTCGGAGGCGTCGTCCTTTGAGAGATAGGTGTCGGCGGCGTCGTCCTTTGAGAGATAGGTGCCGGAGGCGTCAGACTTCTTGAGGTAGTCGGCCTCCGCGGCAGCGACAGGCAGGTAGCCCAAAAGCACCTTAGCGAGGTCAGCGGCAGTCTCAAGCTTCTGCCACACCTCGCCATCGGCGTCAGGACTGACCGCTCCGGCGTCAGTGCCGCTTCCGTTGTCTTTCAGCGCGAGATACAGCGCTCCGGAATAGCCTACTACCGCTCCTGCCGGATAGTCCGCAGTGGCGTCATATGACCACACGCCGCCGCGCTGGAGGAAATACA